CTTGACGTGCAGTTCAACATGCAAGCGAATGGCGACGTGAAGCTGAACATGACGCCGCGCGACACTTTACCGACCGCCGCTGAAATCGAAAAGAACTATGATCATTCTGCGCCGATCGCCAAGCAGCATCAATCAACGAAAGGAACTTGATCATGGAAAAAGTGCACAGCGGCATGAGTGGCGATTCGCTTGAAGTCGACGATGGCGGCGTCGTGCGAATCAACAGCGGCGGTCGCGCAGCGCTGACATCGGGCGCTGTCGTCAATGTCGAATCGGGCGGCAAGATTCTTGGCGAGGTGTGCAAGTGTCAGGCATGACGACGACAGCAGCGCTGACGCTGACGACCGCAGAACTGCCGAATCTATCGACAGCGCAGCTTGCAGTCCTGAACAGCAAGCTTCTGAACATCGATGCGGCGACGACTTACATCAAGGGAATCGGCGGCGCATCATGACGCATGCAATCCTGAAAGACTTCTTCGGTTCGCAAGACGGTCGATTCACTGATCACTTCGAAGCTGGCACAGAAGTCGAACTGTCAGACTATCTGGCGCGCCTTGTCGTGCCGTCAGGTCATGCGCGACCGCTGAACCCTGTGCATCGTGTCACGCAGCTTGACAGCGATGCAGCGACAGACACGCCGCGCGCTGTCGTCGACAACAAGGCAATCGCGACAAGCGGCTTCAGACGCGGAAGGAAAAGCTGATGATCACCGTCTTTTCAGAACCGACGACAGAACCGCTGACGATCGCTGAAGTCATGGCGCACTGTCGCGTCGATGCGTCGAATCAAGAACTGCCGCCCGATGCTGTGACTGTCGCGCTTGCATCGACGCCGATCGCAGGGAACGTCGACAATGGCGCGCATCGCTATCTGGCGACGTTCGTCACAGCAGACGGCGAAACGCAGTCAGGCGTCGTCAGCGCGTCTGTGACGGTCGCAGACAAGACGACCAATGGTCAAGTGTCAGTGACAGGCATCCCGCTTGGTGGCGCGTCTGTAACAGCGCGCAAGCTGTATCGAACAGCAGCGGGTGGATCGACATACATGCTGCTTGCGACGATCAGCAACAACACAGCGACGACGTACACTGACAACATCGCAGACAGTTCGCTTGGCGCTGGCGCGCCGACGACGAACACGACCAGCGATCCTGTGCTGACGATGATGATCAAAGCTGCGCGTCAGCATGCAGAAGTCGAACTGCATCGCTATCTGATCACGCAGACGATCGACGCATATTTCGAAGACTTCCCGCGATATGCGAATTCACAGATGTCAGATCGCGCGATTTATCTGCCGCCGCTTCAGTCAGTCAGCGCGATCACATACGTCGACACAGACGGCGCGACGCAGACGCTTGCTGCTGATCAATACGCTGTCGACATCGTCAGCAGACCGTCGCGAATCACTGCTGCATATGGCGTGTCATGGCCTTCTGTTCGCGTTCAGGCGAATGCAGTCAAGGTGCGCGCGATCGCTGGCTATGGCGCAGCGTCAGCAGTTCCCGCAAGCATCAAGCATTGGATGCTGATGCGCATTGGAACGATGTATGAAAAGCGCGACCAATTCGTCGAAGGTTTGCGCTTCGCTGAACTGCCGCAGCAGTGGGTCGATTCACTGCTTGACGCAGAACGCGTCACAGGGCGCGTGACATGACGACAGCGTTCGACGTGCCGCAGATATTCGACGGGAAGACTGTCGTCGTTCTTGGCAGTAGTCCGTCGATGTCACGCGCTGTTGCTGACAAGGTTCGAAATATGCCGCGCATCGTGATCAATTCGACTTGGAGGCTTGCGCCTGACGCTGACATTCTGTTCGCGCATGATCTGGCATGGTGGCAGCAGAACCCTGAAGCGCAGAACTTTCGCGGATTGAAGATCAGCGGTCAAGACGGCGAAGTCGATGCGCTGCATGTTCGCATGCCAGAAGAACGCGTCACGATCGGGCCGGGACACGTCGTCGATCTGAAGAATTCGGGAATCATGGCGATCAGACTTGCTGCTGCTGCTGGCGCGAAACGAATCATTCTGTTCGGCATCGACTTCACGCCGGGACATTGGCACAGCGATCACCCTGCGCCGCTGGCGAAGACTGCTCCTGAAACGCTGCCGCTGCTGTCTGTCGCGCTTGACTGTGTTGTCAATGATCTTGCAGCGATAGGCGTCGAAGTCACTGGCATGCCGCGCTTGCCGCTTGTCGTCGATGGCATGCTAGGTCTAGGTGACAGCATTCATCAGCGCGCGATCGTGCGCGAACTGGCGCAGCGATATAGCGTCTGGCTGAAGACGCCATATCCGCAGATATATCACGACATGCCTGACATTCGTCTTCTGCCGACTGCGACGACAATGCGAACCTTGCGGTCGAACGAACAGCGGAACGCGCATCTATACACGACAGAACTGCCGCCGCCGAACGCGCGCGTCAGATCATGCGGCTATTTCTTCGGCGACGGTAGCGAACGCGGTTCAGTGCTTGGTGCGCTGGCGAGGTCGTGCGGCGTTCCGATCGGTGACTTCAGAATGTCGATCGATCCGTCGTGGCTGAAGGCTGCGAACGCAGTCGCGAAGAAGTTCAAGACGACGAAGCCGATCATGATCTTCAGACCGCTGATCGAACGTCATGGCATGCGCGGCGTGGCTGCGCGCAATCCTGATCACGCGGCTTATGCGACGATCTTCAAGTCGCTGCGCGATCATTATTTCGTCGTGTCTGTCGCTGACATCAAAGACGACGAAGAATGGATCGTCGGCGAAACGTGCGACGCTGATGCGACGTTCAATCATGGCGAACTGAATGTCGAAACGATCGCAGCGCTTGTCAGCATGGCAGCGCTGGTGTTCTGTTCGCCGGGATTCATGACGATCATGGCGCAAGCAGTCGGCACGAAGTCGATCTGCGTGTTCGGTGGTTATGAAAGCGCAAAGTCATTTTCTTATGGCGCGACGCTGACGCCGTGGCTTGCAATCGAACCGATCACGCCTTGCGGGTGCTGGACGAACGAATGTCAGCACGACAAGACGATCGACATCGATGCAGCGCTGCTGTCGATCGCTGACTTTATGGGGCGCATATGAACAGTCTGATCAAAGGATCGAAGCTTGACATGCTGATGATGCTGCTTGAAGGGCAACGGCACGTCGAAGGCGCGATCGCAGAATTCGGCGTCTATCAAGGCGGCACACTGCGCACGATGGCAGAATTTTGTCCAGATCGTCTGTGCTATGGCTTCGACACATTCACTGGCTTGCCTGACAGCATGCGCAACGTGAACGACGTGCTTCCGTCTGGCAAGTTCGCAGACATCAATCTGCACAGGCTGCACTTCGACATGCCTGACAACGTGAAGCTGATCGTCGGCGTGTTCCCTGAATCGACAGACGACGGCAGCGCTGAAGATCGATTCGCGTTCGCGCATGTCGACTTCGATTATCAGCGAAGCACGACTGCTGCTATCGACTGGCTGATGCCGCGCATGGTCGCGAAAGGCATGATCGTCTTCGACGACTATCAGTTCGCAGAATGTCCGGGCGTCGAAGCAGCAATCGTCAGTCGCGGCTTGCACGTCATGCCGACAACTATCAATCAATGCGTCTGGATCGCGCCATGAACATCGGATCGCTTGACACGCGCTGTCGCATCGAACAGAAGTCGGTTTCGACTGATGCAACCTATGGCACAGAAGTCGTGACGTGGGTCGTTCTGGAGACAGTGTGGTGTCAGATTCAAGACGAACTGCCAAGCAAGACAGAATTCACAGCGAACGATCTGTCGATGAACGTCACGCGATCACGCGTTCGCATGCGCTTTCGGCGCGACATCGATTCGTCGATGCGGCTGGTGATCATGCGCCCGACTGCTGTCGTCTATCGCATCGTCAGCGGCGTCGCAGAAATCGGAAAGAAAGAAGGCATCGAAGTCATGGTCGAAAGGTCTTCATCATGACAGAATTTGTTCATGTCAAAGGGCTTGCAGCGCTTCAAAAGATGCTTGATCAAGTGCCTGTCGAACTTGAAAAAAAGATCATGCGAACTGCGCTGCGTCGCGGCATGCAGCCGATTCTGGACGACGCGCGTCTGAACGCGCCGAAAGATACCGGACTAATGGCAGAAGGGCTGAAGCTTTCGACGGTCGTCAAGAATGGTGCAATCGTTGCGCGCGTTCGCGCTGGTGGGAAGCATGGCTTCATTGCATACTGGCACGAATACACAGGCGCAAGGGCGCACACGATCAAAGCGAAAGACAGTCGCGGTCTTGTCGTCGGTGGTCATGTTTATCGACAAGTCGAACATCCCGGCATGAAGCCGCATCCGTTCATGCGACCAGCGCTTGACAAGAACGCACAGGCGTCAGTGATGATCGTCGGTGAATATATCAAGAAGCGTCTATCGACAAAGAAGCTTGGCTTCGATGCTGCTGACGTGTTGCTTGAAGGGGATGAATGATGTCAGGCGTCGCAGTCGTGCGCTATCTGTTGGCGAACAATTCAGGGCTGACAGCAGTCGTGCCAGCAGCGCGCATCATGGCTGGCGTCTTGCCTGTGAAGACGACGATGCCAGCGATCGCGATCACGCAGATCAGTGGCGTTCAGCGCAACACTGTCGCCATGACCGAAACGAAGCGCTATGTCACAGAACGAATTCAAGTCACAGCGTTCGCGACGACATACGCGACACAGAAGTCGATCATGAATCTGATTCGCGCTGCACTGCCGAACACGCATGCGACAGTCAACAGCATCGACTGCGACAGTCTGTTGCCTGACTTGGAAGGGCCTGACGTGTTCGATGCTGATTCTGTGATCTATGAACAGTCGCAAGATTTTGTCGTTCGCTTCGCACGATGAAATGGTATGCTATTAGGCGAAGCAAAAGCTTTACATTGACCCATAACCCGCCCTCGGTGGCGTTTGAAAGGAACTTATCATGACGCAAAGAACGGTAATCAACTCACTGTCGGGCGCGACACTTTCGATCAGCGCCAGCATTCCGGCAACCTATGACGCGGCTGGCTATGGCGCGACAGCAATGGTCTACACTGACGTTGGCGAAATCGAAAGCTTCGGCAATTATGGCGTCACTGCCGCCGTGACCGAATTCACGCCTGTCGACACTGCTGTCGTCGCCAAGGTCAAGGGTTCGAAGAACTACGGCACAATGTCGCTGATGCTCGGTCACGTTCCTGTCAACGCAGGGCAAGTGATCGTCAAAGCGGCGTCGGAATCGACGGCGGCATACAGTGTCAAGATCGCATATCCAGACACGTCGGTTCACTATCTTGACGTGCTTGTCGCGAAATATGAATATCAAGACGGCAGCGTCAATGACGTTCTGAAGATCGCAGTCGAATTCGCGCTGCGTCGCGCGCCTGTGATCGTCGCACAAGTGTAATTCGGGCGTCATGCCCATAACCTGCACTAGCGGCGTCGTGTCTTCCTTCGCGGGAAGCGCGGCGTCGCGACGTGCATCAACCACCCGCGAAAGGGAAAACAATGTCTGACGTTCGAAAATATGCTGTTGATCCCGGCGCGCGCTTGCACTTGCGCGACGCCAACGATGAACTGATGTTCGCTGACGATGCGAAGCTGAAGCCGATCGCCGTCAATCTTCACGGTCCCGGTTCGAAGCAGTATGCGAAAGCGCAAGCAGCGCAGCAAAATCGCATGATCGACAAGCTGAAGCGCAAGGGCAAGACTGAACAGACAGCAGAACAAAAGGCGGCAGAAGTCGCTGACTTCCTGACTGACTGCACAGCGTCATTCGAGAACATGGAATATGACGAACTGCAAGGCGACGCGCTTGCGCATGCCGTCTATTCCGACTTGTCGATCGGCTTCGTTGCCGAGCAAGTGAACAAGTTCTTGGGTGACTGGTCAAATTTTACGAAGGGCAGTACCAAGACCTAAGTCTGTTCGTGCGACATTCGGCGTGGCTGAACACTGCGCCGAACAAGCGCGACGGCGACAAGTCAAAGAAGAAAGAATTAACGCGTCGGGCGCAGTTCAAGGAAGACGGTTTGCACGAACTGGAAATGCCGCCATGCGACTGCTTGCATGTTGTGACATATCTGTTCGAAGTCGGGCCGACGATGCAGTCAGGGATGGGTGAATCGCCGATCACGCATCAAGAAATCGCAGCATGGCAAAGCAACACAGGCATCGAACTGCAAACTTGGGAAGCCAGATTCATGCGCCAGTTGTCGATCGAATATCTTTCTGAAGCGCAGCGCGCAGCCGAGCATGACTGTGCAGCGCCGTGGTCTGATGCACCCTACATCGTCGCACCGCATGCAATCATGGCACGTCGCATGCAATCGGCGGTAGAAGGGTTGGCGAAGTTATGATCGCTGGCACACTTGAAATCCAACTGCTGGCGAACATGGCGCGTCTTGCGCAAGACATGGCGCAAGCGAAGGCGTCAGTCACAGCCGCGATGTCTGGCATTGAAAAGGCAGTGTCGTCAGCGAAGTATGCGCTGGCAGGGTTGGGCGTCGGCGTGTCGATCGCAGGGTTCGCAGCGATCGTCAAGGGAGCGATCGACGCAGCAGATCACCTGAACAAACTAAGTCAGCGCGTCGGCGTCGCAGTCGAATCGCTGTCTGCGCTGCAATACGCTGGCAAGCTTGCAGACGTGTCGAATGAAGACCTAGCAAAAGGTCTGAAGAAGCTGTCTGTCAACATCGCAGAAACCGCGCGCGGCACTGGCGAAGCGCAAGACGCATTCAAAGCGCTTGGCATTTCTGTTCATGCAGAAGGCGGTCGCATCAAGACTGCTGATCAGATCGTCAAAGAAATCGCGACACGATTCGAACGCGCATCAGACGGCATCGGGAAGACGACAGTCGCGACGAAGCTGTTCGGCAAGTCGGGCGACGTATGGATTCCTATGCTTAACGAAGGCGCAGTCGGTCTGAAGCGCATGGCAGACGAAGCGCAGTCGCTTGGCTTGATCATTTCTGCTGACTTGGCAAAGAAGGCAGAAATCTTCAACGACAATTTGACGCGACTGAAGTCGTCAGCGACAGCGCTTGGCATCGCGCTTGCGACTGATCTTGTCGAGCCGATGAACAACGTCGTCAAGGCAATGATTCAGGCAAAGAAAGAATCTGGCGCACTGATGGCGCTGTGGGTCGGTCTTGGTGGCGTGTTCGCAGAGTTCGTCATGGCGCACGACGCAGCGCTGACAGTTGAACTGCTTGACGACCGCATCGCGGCGCTGACGACATCGATCGCGAAGCTTGAAAAAGAAAAAGGCACGAAGCAAGGTTGGCTGAACGATCTTGTCGGCGGCACGAAAGCAGAACAGCTTGAACAGCAAGTCGCGCTGCTGAAGCAACTGACGACACAGCGCGAAGCGTTGATCGAAGCGCAGAAGCGCGGCGTCGTGGTCAAGAAAGAAGAAGCGAAAGAAGAAATCAAATACGACGGCACAGCGACAGCGACGCTGGCGAAATATGAAGCGATGGCAAAAGCGCTGCGCGAAAAGACTTCGCTTGAACACGCTGAACTTGACGCGCTGCGACCGCTGACTGACGGCGAAAAGTTTGCAGCGAAGTTCATGGGCGATTGGGTAGTGGCGACGAAAGACTTCACGAACGAACAACGCGAGAAGCTTGCGCTGATGCTTGAAGATTATCTTCTGACTGAACAGTCGCGGCTGGCGAATGATCGCTACACGAAGGCGATCAAGGCGCACAACGACGAATCGATCGACAAGGTGGTCGCGCTTGAAAAAGAAAACAAGACGATGCGCGAAGCAAATCAGCAGATCGGGCTGACTGACGCGCAACTGCTTGAACTGAACGTCACGCGCAACAACGCGACCATCGCGCTGAACAATCAAGCAATTGCACAGCTTCGACTTGAAGATGCTGGCGCGGCTGAAATCTTAATCCTTGAAGAGCAGAATCGACTGCTTGGCGAACGCAATGGCTTGCTGGTCGATGCTGATGTTGCGACGCGCGCAGCAGAAGAAATCAAAGCGCAAGGCGAAATCTGGAAGTCAGTCGATGATGTTGCGAAGCAGACATTTGTCAGCATCTTCCAATCGGGCAAGTCGGCATTCGATCGCTTGAAAGACGCGCTGAAAAATGGACTGTATGCGCTGCTGTACCAAATGACGGTGCAGAAGTGGATCATACAAGCAACGGTCAGCTTGGCGGGTGTAGGCGCCGCCACAAGCGCGTTTGGCGCGAGTGCTGTAGGTAGCGCAGTGGGAAGCGGCGTTGGTTCGGCAGTTGGCGCAACCGCGGGTTCGATGATCGCCGCCAACGCTGCTCAAGCAATGGGCGGTGATGGTATTGCCACACTGATCGCTGCCAACGCCGAGTCATGGGGTGTTGCTTCGGCGGCAGGCACCGGCATTACAGGCATGGTGTCGACCGTACTGTCCGCCATTCCTGTTGTTGGCTGGATCGCCCTTGCTGTCATGGCGGCGTGGGCGATGTTTGGCGGCAAAGGCGGCGGGCCTAAGACGGAGGGCGTGACCTCCTTTGGCGGCTACACAGACGCTGGCTACACCCATGGCGCAAACGATCCAGTCACCGACAAGTTGCTGCTCGGCATCGGAACGACTTATAACCAATACGCTTCGCTGCTTGGCGGCAAGGCCGGCAAGTTCGGCGGGCAAGCTTTCATCAGTGCTGACCCGCAAGGAACGGCTCTGACTCAATTGCAGATCGCCGCCAGCATTGACGGCAAGTCGGTTTATGATCGGCGCGCCGGCGGGCAGTATGAGAATGTCGGTCGCTCGGACGCCGAGCTTCAAGCAGCAATAGAACAGTCGACCCGCGAAGCGTTGCTTGGCGCATTGAAAGCAACCAAGTTCGATGCCGCCACGACTGCATTTATTGACGCCATTGAGCCGACAGTTGAAAGCTTCAAAAAGCTGACAGACTACATGACAGCAGTCGCAGCGCAGAAGGGTCTGATCGAAACGCTGAAGACTGAAACAGAAAAGCTGGCAGACGCGCAGAAGGCACTGGCAGACGCGAACTTGCCGAACACG